ATTTCTGGGGTCCCGTGTCACATAGAGCAGTTGAGAATACAAATAGAATTAATACTTTTAGAAGATCTTTTGCTATGTCTGTTATGGAAATGGAGTCTAATTCTGCTTATTGGGCAAAGGATTGGAAAAGAAAACATAATACTCAGACTGAACCTAGTAGAGATCAATTAAGGTCTCATATTGAATACTTATCTGGGAATGTAGCTGCTAACATGGTTAGAGGACTTCATTTCGAATATGATAGGTGGGCTAAAGCAAAGGTATTTCAAACAGCTCCTGGACAAGTATTAGGACAATTCCAGACATTTAAATGGGCTTTCTTTGACTTACAATATCAATATTTAAAAAATGCTACTAAAGATGTAAGAGCAGGAGCTATGATTAAAGATGGTAAAATATCCTCTGATGTTCAAATGGCTATGAGACTCATGGGATTATATTCTTTAATGACATACGGTATTTCTGCTGTTACTAATTTTGATTTCACTAGACTAGTAGCTAATGATACGTTTGATTTTATGACTCAAGTAAAAGATTGGATTACGGCTGACCCAGAATCAGCTGAAACTGCTGCATTATCAGATCAAGAAGCAAAGAAAAAGTACGGATCTTTCTTTGGTGCAGGTCCTATACTTGGCAATTTAGGGCCATTTGTTAGTGATGTTGTAATGATGGCTGAAATATATGATTTTTGGAATAGAACTCCAGATGAACATGCTGAAATGTTAAATCATAAGTATGCTCCAGACGATCCAGATTGGAAGTATACTAGAGATAGAATCATTAGTAATGCAGGAGCTAGATGGAAATGGCATGTCATACCGTCTCTTATGAGTGGTCAGTATGAAAAAGCTGCTAGACAAGTTACTGGATTGTATAAACCTCAATGGGTTAATAAGTGGATTCCTATCGATCCTTTTAATAATAGAGATAGAAATCAAGCATTTTATAAAACTAGAGATGAATGGTTGAGAAAAAATCCTTATTCTGTAGTTAATCTATATGAAGATCTTGCTTTAGGTGGTGAAGAAATTATGAAACCAAGGAAAAAGAAGAAAGGTCTTACTAGAAGACAATTATATAAAATCACAGGTGACGATATGTATGCACCTAGACAAAGTACCGGGGAAGGTCAAGCGATTAATATACTAGATAAGATGTTAGCTGGGGAGATTTAACCCCCCAGCTTTTATCTTTTATCTTCTGTATTTAGCCATCTTGATATTATCTCTAGCAGTTCTTAATTCACCCTCCATAGTATTTAGTATAGCATGATAGTTTCTACCATTTGCTACTTCCATTAAGGCGATTATTGTCGCTACTGATTCAGCAAGATTTACTTTTACAGCTAAGTTGAAATGACTATTCTTCATTTTCCTCCCCAAAGACAGCTCTTATATTAAGATTGTCCAGTTTTAGTTTAACATTTATCTGTTCTTTTTCTCTGTTTTTATCACTTTTTAACTGTATGTGAGTAACTAGTCCATCTTCTCCTTTAAAAGGCTTGAGAGATAGTAATTTGTTAGCATTATAGGCAATTCTGAATGAACCCCTAGCTGACGATATATCTACTCCTTCTCTAAAAGCAGCTTTAGTTATTTCACTTACTGCAAATACGGTTATATTGTATTTAACAGCTACGTTCATTAGTGTTTGTGAAACCTCTTCCATTTTCATATTAAGATCGTTATGCTTAGTTTGCATAAGACCCATATGGTCTATAATCAAGATTTCTGGGACTCTAGGCAACATGTTTATTCTTTTTTCTAGTTCGTACGTAAAAGGAGCTGAGAAATCTGCCATTAAATAGTCAAACTCTTTATCTATACCGTTCTGTTGTAGAACTTTATAGTGACTTTTTAAATCATCTTCACTCCACTCTTTATGTATTTGAATGAACCTTGAAAACAGTTGTCTTGGAGACATTTCCATTTCAATGAATAGAGTTGGTCTCTTTAAAGAAACAACCCAATTTTGCAATAACATAGTCTTCATACTTGCAGGTGGTGCTTGTATAACAACAACTTCTCCAGGAAATACTGGAAAGTCTTCTCCATACATTTGACCTATATTAATAGGTTCCACATTTGAAGCATAAAAGTTAATTAGTGCTTTCTCCATGGACGTCGCATCCATTGTGTTTTGAGACTTCTTTGTTTTATATAATGAACATGCAGAGCTACAATGAGAATCCATGATTTGATCATTACAACCATATCTGTTTCCATTACCTCCGTGACCATCATAACAAGAGTCTACTATTTTGCTCATCTCTTCTTGAGTGAACTTGTACTTATCTCGGTCAACCTTCTTTCTCCAATCTTCCATGACAATTCTTACAGTATGTTCTGGGTATCTCCATCTTAAATGAGCAGCAACACGTAAAGCAGTTGCATGTCTTTGTCCGATAGAAGTGCCTTGAAGCATTCTCTGTATACATGTATAGTATATTGGATCAGGAGCTCTTCCTTGGTCTTGAACCTCTATAACTGGTACTTTCTTCTGTTTTGATCTAGTAGTAGAACGCACATCAAACACAGGAGCACAGTCAGTTGGCACATTATCAAACTTTCTAGTTCTTTTAGCCCAATCTATAATATTATTTTCATTAAAATCTACTTCATGAGCAGGTTCTAACATTACTTTAAATAATCCAGATTTAGAGTTTCTAGTATTAGTTAGTCTAATAATTCTTGTTTTATCTGTTACTGAAGGATCTGCATATTCAAAGACACCGTACCTAGTAAGTACTTCTTTGACTTTCATATGTAAATCTTCAGAAGGATTCCATCTAAATGCTGTAGAAGGGATATGCATGTGGAAACCAGTTCCACTGAAATACATTCTTAATGGTATATCTAAGCTATCAATTAATGTTTTTAACTTTGTTGCCTTTAGCCAGGCATTGCTGATACTAGACCCATCAATATCCAATATAAATTCATCGGACATATATATTTCTCCCTTAAATCCTGATAAAGTCTTATGTTTAGAAAAATAATGTATTACTGTTTCATCATAGTCATATAATGAACAGAATGTATCTGAATTATTATTCCTAAAATCATTCATCTTTTCAGCATTATGGAAATGATGTCTCTTATTGAGACCGAATGCAAACTCTTTTATCATATTAACCTCTCATTAATTCAAAGAATTTCTTAGCTTCTATGACTGCATACGTTTTAGTTCTATTTCTTTTCATTATAAGAACAGGAGTTCTATCATCTGAATTATCTTTAGCTTGTTCAAGCGCTTTCCACAGATTTAATCTCTCTACATTCTTACATTCAAAAGAATATGGTATTACTATTTTAGCTCTAGGAGACAATACTATATCCTCTCCAGGCATTCCCATAGTTTGTGATTTTATATCATCAGGTGCTAAACTAGGCACCATTGTTGTTTCTACGAAGATCTTATGTAATTGGTCTTTTACCCAATTCTGTAGTCTTCTTCCTTTAGCTTTCGAGCTCTTTATCTTCATGTTCATCTATCCTTTTCATTACATTGTCAACATATATTATTTTATCATAATCTTCTTTAGCAGTATCTATGCATGGTGTAGAATTATAATGATACTTAAAGTCATTAACTCCTTCAGTTTTGATTATAGCATGAGGTTCTTCTTCAGGATAATCTCTTTTAGTCATCTCTTCAAAACGACCATCTCCTGTTAGTACCCATTGTAATGCTTCAACCCATCCTAAGTTAATAAGCTCGTCTTCAGTTTGATCTTCTTCGGTTATGAACTCTTCATGGACTAACATTAGTTCTGTTAGCACGTGTTTTAGCTCTTCTTTTGTTGGCTTTCTCATTGGCTTTTGCCTCCTCTACATCTCGCAAACAGTTTTCGCGCATTTTACGAAGAGCATCATCCCTGCGCTGAGCTTCCGTTTTGGTGTCAGACTTTGGTTCAGATGCTCCTCCTAAAATACTATCTAAAATGGCTACAACTGCGATAATGTGTTCGCGGATTTCTTTTATTTTACTTATCATCATCCTTAGCATACGAAGCAGCTACAAAGATATGGCCATCATTCTTCCATGCAGCTAGTAATAGGTTGGTACCCTTAGGTAAACCATCTTCTAACTTTAAATTACCTCTAAAGTCAGGTTGTTTTCCTTCTTTGTCTTCGTTAGTATTAAGATAAGCGTTTCCAAGTTTAACATATTCCATTAAACATTCCTCTCTTCCTGATTGATCATCCCCCATAAGATACAAAGATAAACTATTGCATCAGTTAGTCGACCACTAACATCCTCTCTTTGGGATTTGTGTCCTTTGATATAAGAAGCTATGCCATCTATATGTTTCATTAAATAGATCCATAGTATCATCTTTCTATCAAATCCTGTTTGTTCAGATATTCTTTCAAAGTTAGCAAATACATTGTCTTCGTCCATTGCGTATTCTTTTTGACCTTCTGTATGTATTTCTTGAACTTCTTTAAATATCCTTTTAATTAAGTCTAACATTTCATCATGTCTCATTTTATTCCCCTGACATAAGCTTTCTTTATGAGTCTACATCCAGGTATCTCTTCCCCCTCTTTAAGCTTTATTAAAATAGCTTTCTTATCTAATTTTTGGGTGGTTACCGTAATATAATACTCATCAGGAATTAATGATTCATCTATTATGTCGACTGAGCCAGAAGACTCTAAAACCTTAATAGGATTAAAGACATCATGACTAGGTAATTGTTGAGTCTCAGAATATTGTCCTACAACGTAAGATTTTAATCCTTCTTGACTCTTTTTTAAGAACTTAAGGTAATTCTTTAACCTTGCTAATTGCTTGCTAAATAAGATTATTTCTCCTTCAATTTCACCATGGAGATATTGCATACCATTCTCTTTAGTGAATCTTTCTTGAAATAATTCTTGCAGTCTTATTTGAGCTTCTTCTGAATCGAAGATTTCTGCTTCATTTTGAGCTACTAGAATGTCTCTAGTAATGTTTATTAATGATCTTTGCATATATGCACTCCCTTTAATCCTCCTTCATATTTGAAGAAATTAACATTATTTTCTTTAGCTAATCCTTTAAGTATATAATATGGATATGTTTTTCTCTCAGTAGACCATACACTAACATCTATTAATACTTTATGCAAGTTGTGTACTTTCTTCCTGTAATGCAGTGTGTACTGCGGCATACCTATTGATTTACTTAGTCTAGGATTGAAATAAAACCAAAATCTATATGGTGTTTTCATAGTTATCCCCATGAAAGGCTGGTCTCTTGTTAGGCCATTTAATGCAGAAAGTTAGCTGCAACCTATCATAGTTTATTCAGGCATTCCAGCAAACATGTCATCTCCGTCATCATCAGAAGAAGAGTCCCATTCTGCAGTAGTATTATCCATGGTTGTTGTAGTGGTAAAACCACCATTGGCCTCAGCAGGAGATTTAGATGCTACGATATAGTTATCATAGTATTTTTCTGCCTGTTTTTTCCAATACTCAACATCATTTGGTCCAAAAGATTCAACTTCATTTCCAAATACTGTTGGCGCAACATTAGATAATATTCTGAAATAGTCACCTTCTTTATATAAGAATACATTGAGTTCTTTGTTTACTAGTTGTCCAGGAGAGTCATCTATTGTTACGAGTGATTCACCATCTGCTGCTGATGATACAGATTGTATCCCAGCATTTGCAAATCTAAATACTCTTCCAATAGCGAATTCCTCTCCATCCTTGCCCTTCTTTGCATAGATCCTAAGATTTAGAGATTCAGGATAGTCCTTAAACCATAAATCAAGAAATTTATTACCCTCCCAATCACCATAATTGGCTTTTGTTACAGTAACTTCATTCCATCCTTCAGTAAAAGTACCACCTGTTCCTCTTTTAATCGTTAACGTTCTCATTCGAATCCTCCTTTATTAAGGTTTGCAATGAAAAAGTCTTTCCGCTACCTGGAGATCCAATAATGAGTATCCGACAATTCTCAAAATTTCTCTCGTTAGCAGCGGCTATGACTTTACTATAATCTTGTTCCATTTCAGTAGGAAGCAAGCTAGTTCTGTCTTTAGCGTGATAATATGTTTCGCTATGTTTGGTTACCCATTTGTAAGCTCTTGTATTATCTGGAGCAGTTACAGTTTTAGTATAGAACACAAAATCAAACCATTTAGATATATCTTCTTTAGTAGATCCATCTATATATGGTAATAATTTAGTGGTACCATCATCTGTTGTCATTGTTTTAGCATGACAGGTACATACAACTATTCCGGGGAGTCTGCTTATGAATTCTAGGGCTACATCTAATGTGTTCTTTAATCTTCCCCAATCCTGCAGTTTTAATTTACCGTCTTTATCAGTTAAACTTCTCATATATTTCTTTGATAGTTCACTGAATGTATCTAACACTATAGCATCAACATTAGTTCCATTCTTAGGTACTACAACACTAGTAGTTTCAGGAATTTCTAATCCACCTATTTTATGAATTGTTTCTTGCTTTTTAGTTGTATAGATTTGAGCTATTGTTTTTTGAAACTCTAACCATGAGGTTGGAGCTAAGACTGGGAATCCGAACTTCTTAGTAATATGCTCTTTACTACCAATAGTTTGGTGCCCGCGTTCTAAGTCAAACATGAGTATTTTACGCATGTATTCTCCTTTATTGTCTGTTTTTAGTGTAATATTGTGTCATATAATATAAAGATTCCCCGTCTATAAAACAAGGAAATTAATGAGAGAGACCACGCTTTACCTTGCCATTTGACATTGTTCCGCCTTTACGGTACGGTGCCTTATGTTGGTATTAACGAACGGTGGTTTTAGCCGTAACTCTCTCATTTGTAATAATACCAGCTGACAGGAGCCCTTCGCCTCAGCAACTCATCACGCTCCGGATAGTATTATTAACATATTATAAATCCTCCTGATTCTTCACAGAATTCAGCGAAATGTTCTACATTTTCTTTAGCAAAAGGATAGCTCCCAAAGAATGTTTTATCTGGGTCTGCATTTTTCTTTAATTCTGCTATTTTTTTCTCATGATTACTTTGAAATGTATCTACAATACCTGTATTCAATAAATCATGTAGTCTATTAGCTATTTTCTTTGCTTTTGTTTTACTAATTTTTTGTCCATCGTTATATGAACCTGCTAACATATCCTTATCAGATAATATATCTTCACAAGAGGTACATACAAAGTCCCATAACGGTCTCCACCACCATACATTATTTCTAAAGTATATTCCTGGATTATCTATATGATATTGATTATATTGCTTCCAATATAAATCTTTTTCTTCATCTGTTAAAGCATCTTGAAACTGCCAGCGTTCTTTCCAGTCTGGAATAGATTCTATCATGCCATAAATAGTGGTATCATCTAACTTTACATTTATTTTAGGGTTGTTTCCCGATAAATCAAATCCCATTATTAAAAGCCTCCTCTGTCTCATCATAATCAACAAAACTTCTTTCATATCTAGTATTACCTATTCTTCTATGTAAAGCATCGACATGTGTAGAAATTATCTTTTCATAATCTCCAAGAATATCATCAAATTTTTTCTTACTTATTTTTTTACCATCCTTCAATTTAAGCAACATTTCATGAGTCTGTTTTATATGACTAATAAGATCGCATGCTGTATTGCTTTGTAAAACTGTAGTATCTAATTTCATTGTCTCTCCAATTTAATTATAAATTATTGGGGGCAGCATTGGATTCTAATAGCTGGCAATTCAACTCCAGTAGTTAGCATTGGATTCTACCCCCACTCCTCCGCATCAATCATTTACAACGTTACCTTCTCCATAGTCATACTAGGGAAATGGAATGATAGAAATTTATCATATGGTTGCTTGGTAATGATCTTCCTTACGGCATTTGCTATAAAAGAACCACTCATGTTTGAACAATAGCTTGTAGCCTTGGCGTTACATGGTTCTGGACTTCCTTCTTCATCAGGATACCAGGTTAAATTGTATTGCGGAATGGTTGGGTATTTGAGGACATATTGTTGGTAATGCTCTGCGCCCATTCTACCATCTATAATTGCAAACGGTTGTTGTTCTTTATATTTACATATTTTTTGTACAGCATCTAACCTAGAGGCCATACTATCAAAGCCTAAAATAACTATATCTTTCCTATCTTGATATGCAAGTTCATTAAATAAACCAGTATGAACTTCAATGTAAGGATTACCTCCTAAGGAAAGTAAATGTTTCTTTAAAGCTTCTGTTTTGTATTTCCTTATATCAGACATATTATACTGCGATACTCCGATATTTTCTATGGCTACTTTATCTAAATCATAGAGGAAAAAGTCTACAGCTCCCATTCTTCTTAATTGAATAGCAGTTGAACTACCTATTGCACCACATCCTAAGATATGAAATGAATGTTCAGGTAGATTGTTTACAATAGCAGACGATCTTATATTAATCATATAAAAGATCCTCCACTCAATCCATTGTATTCAACGAAATCATGTTCATCTTGTGTTTGGACTGCATCAAATAACTCATCTTTAGATATTAATTGAATTTCAAAATCCACTCCTTGCTCTAGAGCTTCTTGATTAGTTGTATCGATCTTACTCGCATACTCAGGATATTTAAGTTCTCCCATAATATATCGATGATTAAGATTTTTAACTATATCTACCATTTCAATGTATCCTTGAACATTTTCAGTATCAAGTTCGTGAAGGATATTATTAGTAGTAGGTGGAGTGTCATTAGAACCTAATAAGCTCAATTGATTACCATTACCATTTATATGTGTATTATATCCTCTATATTGATAACCTGTAGTAATTGGTGCTTCTTTAGTACATTGCTCTTCTACTTCTTTTATGATCGTCTTAGGTATTGCTTTGGACTTCTTATCATATATTTTAAGCTCAACATCTTGATGCACTTCAATAGGCTTCCAAATAGAGACTCTAAACTTATATTCTTGTTTTAAATTAACAACAAGAGCAAAACTTATATCTCCTTCATTGAATTCTTCTATTGCTGTAAGATCAGTCCCACTCCAAAAGGCTGCCATTGTATGATGTGAATGCCACCAACAGAATCTAAAGTTATACTTTTTATATTTTAAAGCATATTTACCATAGTATTCAGCTAATGCATCCTTATCTAAATCACAATTACCACCACTTACTTCTTGTTTAAGAATAACAGGATCTAATAATAACCAATCATCTTTTTCGATGTCTTTTGTTTTTGAATCAGTTGGAGACTGTATCATAACAGCCATACCACCTATTTCAGCTTTCCATTTACCATATGAGCATCTAGCATATGATTGTATTTTACGCCAGTCTTTACTAGCTATTAAGAAACGGTTCATCGCTATTTTCCTCCTCTATTTCTCTATGTTCTTGTATTGTTGCTTCATAATCCTCTATATCTAAAGTATTATTTCTAAAGTTATGTGGTTCTTCTTCACTGCCATCATCATTTATTAATGGATTACTTCTACTACTAGTAGGTATTCCTGATAATCCTTGAGCTAATAATGATTCTAACACTTTAGCTTCTTCTTGGGATTTAGTTGCTTGTTTTCTTTCAACTGGATCTAGTTTAGCTAGAGCTCTTAAATCATCCATTAAACCTTCATCTTCAAAACATTCTTGAAAACTATAATAATGATCTTCATCTACAATATTATCTAATAATCCATTCCATTCATCATGACAATCTTTCATTAGCTTATAAGATATTTTTATATCCTTATCTTCTAGAAATGTATAATTGTCTTGAATTTTAGTATGATCTATTCCCATATCTATCATATCTTTAAATATAGCTGTTATCTCTTCAGATCTTTCAACAGGATGCATTTTACGATACCCTCTACATGTATCTCTTAGTTCGCATTCAGTATCATCACAATAAGATAAGGTTGAACTCCATTTATCATTTACAGTACTAGTAAGTTGATTCAAAAATAAAGAATTTAATCTACAATCACTGATACCTACAATATTCCAGAATTCATTAGAATGTCCAGCAGGTTTTCCATTAAAAGCTTCTCTAAGGTTATTTAATGGACCAGTGTGAGGATATGAATAGTTACTATTCCACATGTTTAATGATATGTTCAATTCTTCCCAGTTTTGACTATAGATTGATTCACATATAGCTTGAGATAAGTCTCCAAAACATACACTACTAAATGAACCATAGCCACCTCCTGAAGTACGTAAACCATCTAACATGTAATTATCTTCTAGAATTGACGGGCCTTGCCCATTGTCCATATATAAATTAGCAATATAAGGATGACGTAATTGATCATTCATACCTTCATATAATCCATGGATATCTATTCTATTTCTATCATATGAATTGTATCCATTTCTGAATCCAGGACTTACAGTAGGATTTAAAGACCAATTAAGATGTCTGAACATATTTATATTAAATCTTAATCCTAATCCATCAATAGGGACTGTACCTATAATACCATCTTCACCACTAGAATGCAATACATTCATTACATTTGGAGGTAATATTACTGTAATAGCCCATCTATATTTTCTATATTCATCAAATGTTTCTACATGTACTTCATAATTGTCAGTTTCATGTAAGGTTAACATTTTATCTTTAACTGTTCTAAATGATTCTATTATTACATCACTATTATCAGTCATTATAGTCTTATCAAAGACTAAGTTTTTTCTCATATCTTCTATAACAAGTAAATCTCTTTTATAATTATTAGCATAATAACTATATCTACTCATTCTATCAAATATACTATGCATTCCAGAAGGCTTCATCTTAAACATTAAAGCCTGATCAGCATAGGTTTTCTTTGCTGCGATATAACTACCTGGAGCCCAATAAAACTTTTTAGTAAGCTTTAAATTAGTCTCCCATCTTTGATTAAAATTTTCAAGTCTTTCCAATATATCTGCTTGAGGGCCTAAAAATACATGTTCTGCTACCTCTTCAATATTTGGATTGAATTGATCTACTGATATTCTTTCTTCCACTTCAATCTCCCTTCCAAGGTTGAAAAGCTACCCAAGCTCCCACAAGAGCAGCTTATCAAGTTGTATTATGTGAACGCTTACCTTATTATATAATAGGTCCATCCACCTGTCTTGTTGTTTTGGACAGCTGCGATGATTTGTCCATCTTCTATTGAATAATCATCAGTTCTAACTACTCCATTAACACTCACTGATGCACCGGCTGGAATATCTAGTTCAGTTCGTAGCGCACCTATATTATGAGCATTAACTTCTTGCTCTTCAAAACCACCTCCAGACAATACTCTTACTTTTTTAGCATCTTCTGCCATAGTATGTATTCTCCTTAATTAAGGGTTATTTATTATCTGTTCTGATAGATAATTCTTTGTATTCCTTCCATACTTGCTTAGGAATGTACTTCCAAGTTCCTGAATTGACCATGAAATGAGCCTTTTTATCAGCAACTCTCTTTATTTTGTTTGTCTTGATTGACATTATACATTTCATTATATTAGTTTCTCCGATTTAGAAAACATTCTTTGATCACTCCTCACAATCTCAAATCTACCAACTCTTTCCATAGGATGTAATAATTTAGTATAGAAATGTTTTTTCGCCATTTTCTCTTGCAGTGTTTGTGCCGTTAAGATCTGGCTTAATCTACGACCTGCTTCAACTGGAGCATGATGCCCAGAATTTATAGTAATATGTAATGCTGTTTCATTATCTAATTGATATTCCCATATCATATCAGCTCTTATAACATTAACATGTAATACAACAATGTCATCATCCATATATAAACCAACTATTCTAACCTGTGCTTCATCACCTTCTTTAATACCATTAGGTAATAACTCAGCATCAACAGTTCCAGGTTTATAATTAAATGTTATATGTCTACCATCATCAGGCAACATTTTAAGACAACCATAGATATTACCTTCACGAAGTTTAATAGATCTTGCCATTATTCTTTCTCCTTATCTATATTGTCCTTAATATCTTGCATCATACCTCTCATAGCTTCAGGATCATTCTTATCAATAACACCAGCAATATTAAAGCCAGCTTTTCTGAAATTATCTATCTTCTCATTGATTCTGATTTGATCCGCTTGTTCTACAGTTAAGTATGTTGGAGCAGCTATATTGGCAGCTGCATCTAATAACTCATTCCTTAAGCCATTGCATTTCTTACAATGACATTTAGTAGAATGTATGTTATTTACTTCAAATCTATGATCTTTCAACACTCCAACTCTCTTAAATATAGTTATTATATCAAGACTAGGGTGTAATATTACTTGTTCATTATTCTTCTTTATAGTAGTATAATTACCACTTTTAGAGACTACTGGATACCAGTTTCTCTTATTAAACATTGTAAACCAACTGCTTACTTTTGACATTAATATGCCCTCCATTTATTAGATTAAACTTCATTGGGTAAAACTATTGAGGTTGTGGAGAGGTTTATCATCTCCCAAGCACTATATTCACCGACTGACTTAATACTACTATCACACATGCTCTTTTACAATCAAGAGACCTATATACTCTCCCTATAACATCTACTGTTGTAGTATTATAAGCGTTGTATAACAATAACGTTTAGGCTTAGTTCCATGTCTTGGGGTTTGCATCAGTTGACACCCAAGTTAGATAGAGCGAAAAGATTTGATTTTCTTTTATATAGTTACGGCTTGCTACTTACACTAGCATATCTGCTTCAACACATCCACGATTGATGTATTGCGGTTGTAATCCCTTAGGTAATCATTGCTCGCATCTTCATCGACTACGTCCACAATGTTCACATAAAACTATCTGACGTGTATCATTACAATACCCACCTTAATAACATTATTGCAATAACATTACCTTGGTGTTACTAGATAGTACCCTCAATTCTTACTAAATTTTAGGGGACAATAGACAGTTCGCAGACTGTTCTTATATCATCCCCCCTATGAATCGGTAAGCAGCCCTCATAGAAATATTATGTAGAAGGAGATACCTTAATGCAATAAAGTGTGTGTGGGTGGCATTAAAAGGTATATTCCACAAGCTGCTAATCCGATTATAAACAAACTACAGAAGATAATAGTATCACATCTCTTATTACCTGTCCCTTTGATCTTACCAGTATAATATAAACCAGTGAGATTGATTAAAGACAGTCCAACAAGAGGTGATATTACTAGCCCTCTGCTTAAGTGGTTCACTACTAATATAAATAGTAGTATTTGCACTATAAACATCATCTGTTCTCTCCTTATGAGTTAAGTATAAGTTTATACAGATATAATCCTCTCGCTCATTCGGCTAAGAAGATAGTAAATAAAGTCTTAGGGGAGAATTAACTCCCCTTAGTATTATGGATTAGTAGGCTTATTAGATTGCTCAAGAGTATTAATTCTTTTATTGAGCCATTTAAAGTTCTTATCCATTGATTTTGCAAGAACTGCTATTGGATCTTGATCCTTATTACCTGATCCACCATCGCCACCTGTTCTTGTAGACTTAACGAACTCAATTACTTTGTCCATCTTACCTTCAAGTGTAGCTATTGCATTAGTCTTACCAAGTAGGGCTGTTATGGTTGTTACATCACCCATATTCCCTACAAACGCATGTCCTACCAGTGCTGCCTCAAGTCCATCTTTAGTATCTTGTGACATACCTATATCATCTTGCATCCTTCTCAGTGCGTTCTGAGAGGTGAAGTTTTCACGTCTACTAGCCATGATTCTCCTTTCTCGAGATGTTTACTTACCTTAAAAGGTTTAAAGAGTATAAGATAATAATACTCAAAAGGAAATATCAAATGAAAAATAACGTAATTCGTATAAACGAAATCCCCTGATAAGGGGTGCCACTAATAAAAAAGACCAAGCACTAAAATGCTGCAATTTTTAAAACCTTTGGATATTATATCTAAAGTTTGCTATATTTCTAGTATGTCTATTACTCTTAGTAAGTGTATGATGTGCGGTACTTCCGTACAGGTCTTTAATTGCAAATATCGCTGCATGGGGTGTGGATTTACGGCCAGTTGACATGATATAGGTGTTGGTCAGTCTGATCAAAAAAGGGAGAAATATGAAGCGAAAAAAGAAGAAGCTCACATACAAGGAGATGATGGAAGTTATGAACGGGTTAAGGTTACAGCAACAGCAATTAATGACGACAATTGATGCTGTTAATTCAGTACTTAATCATTTCATAGAGTATATGGGC